ATTCAAGCGCCACAGAGAGCACCTATAAAGTTATCGCGGGTTGGAGAAGTGGTATCTCGGGAGTCTCATAAGCTCCAGATCCCTGGTTCAATTCCAGGACCCGCAACCATTTTCGGAGTGTAGCGCAGTCTGGTAGCGCACCTGGTTTGGGACCAGGGGGTCCAAGGTTCGAATCCTTGTACTCCGACCAAATATGTTTAGTAAATAAGAAACACGATGCGGGATTAGTTTAATGGTAAAACAGCAGATTTCCAATCTTCGGTCGGGGGTTCGATTCCCCCATCCCGCTCCAAGGATACCATGCAAGTAATAGATCAAAATGATGTGTTTCAAAAATACGATTTCAGTTCTACTATAACAAAAGCTGACAATGAAACGGCTATCTCTATAGTAAAGGATATAATTGCTGACGGCAATTACTTTACAAACAGTCCTAAATTTCAAACTAAAGAAAATATTTTTGCTAGACCCGAAGCGGTTTGGTTAAAGTATCGAATGAGTTTTATTTTTAGTTGCTTTATGTACCTTGGAAGAGAAGCTAAAATTAGTCATTTAATGGCTTGGTCATTTATGACAAATCTAGGCACAGTAGAGGATCGTAATACGTATTGGCATCACCACCAGCATCGAGAAGAACCAATGCTAAGTGGAATTATGTATTTGCATATCCCAAATGATGTTAAAGACTACGACTATTGTGGAACCGAAATGGCTCCAAATGGTCCAGATAGTGACGGAAAGTTTTATGTACGCCCCAGTGAGTATAGTTGGTTGATTTATCCAAGTAGTACATGGCATAGACCTGGAATTGTCCAAAGTGACGAATTTAGGTTTGTCCTTGCCGCAGATTTAGCGTATAATTAGTATTCACTGGCGTTAGTTCAACGGATAGAACAGTAGCCTTCTAAGCTATTGATCCAGGTTCGATTCCTGGACGCCGGACCAGATTTATGCGGGAGTAGCTCAGCTGGTAGAGCACTACCTTGCCAAGGTAGATGTCGCGAGTTCGAACCTCGTCTCCCGCTCCAAGTTATCAGTAGGTAGTTAAAGATTCATAGGAACAATCGTAAGGCGTGTATGTGGGGTGGAAACCTGCATAGCGAAGATCGTAGATCTTTTGTTTTGTCACAAAATGAACAAGCATGTTTACAGCAGGGCAAATGTTGAGTGACAATGAATTCCATGTTAGGCTGGACAATAGAAGCGGGAGCTGTATACTCTCGGGCGGGCAGGAGCCTTGTGCTCAAAACCAAAACTTCATAACTACCTACTGATATTCTTCGGTTGACAATCCCATAAAAAGACTGTATAATAATCCTATAGAAACAAAAAAGTTGTAATATGAACAAAGTGTATGTTTTGGTTGGAGTTCCTGGGAGTGGTAAAAGCACATGGATCCACAATCAAGAATGGGCAAGTGAATGTGTCAGTGTATCTACAGATGAGTTTGTAGATGATTATGCTCGAGAAGTAGGATCTACTTATTCTGAAGTATTTGAAGACTACATGCCTACTGCGGTCCGACTAATGGCAGATAAGATTGTTCGTGCTCGTGAAGCAGGTAAAGACATTATTTGGGATCAAACTAGCACTACTGTTAAAAGTCGTGCTCGAAAGTTCAACATGTTGCCCAACTACTATCACATTGCTGTGGTGTTTCGAACACCACACCGTGACGAGTTAGATGTACGTCTTAGTGGGCGTCTAGGCAAACATATTCCAAAGAATGTAATCGACGGAATGATCGACAGTTGGGAAGAACCAACTGAAGAAGAAGGGTATAAGGAGATTTGGTATGTGGATTGAAAATATTCCGCTAGAAAATGTAGCAAAAGGTCAACACCATGCATGTGGTGAGAACAGTATGCTGATCCAAATCTCGGATCACGATATGGCGTTTCCTGCACCTAAGCATACGTTTAAAGAAGTTCATAAGTTTACATTCTTAGACATTGAGCAAGAAGGTGACTTTTCGATTACAGATGAACAGGCCGCGGAACTTGTACAATTATTGCAACACGCAAAAGAAAAGCGTATGAATGTAGTTGTTCATTGCCATGCTGGTATTTGCCGGTCTGGTGCTGTAGCTGAAATCGGTGTTATGATGGGCTTTAGCGATTGCGAAAGATTTCGTAGTCCTAATTTGTTAGTCAAACACAAGATGATGCGAGTGTTGGGTTGGACGTATGACGAACAAGAAAAGTCATACGATGTAAATGGTACTACTAACGAATGGGGTTTTATAACTCCGTCTAAAGACTTCGAGGGTGATATATGAGAGAATACGAAAGCATTCAAGGTGATAATTTAGAAGAATCAGACATGGCACAACTGCTATCGGTTACTGCCAATGCAGATGCTGTAGCTCGTGTACGTGCTCAGATCCCCACGGGTCCAAGTCAAAGCCATTGCGAAGAATGTGGCGAAGAAATTCCCATGCAACGACAGTTGGTAGTAAAGGGCTGTAAAACCTGTATTGAATGTCAAAATCTTATTGATCGTCGAAAGAAATTGCACGGACAATAAATCAAATTTGAAAGGAGGGCAAAATGCCTAGTGTATTCTTAGTAAGCGATACGCACTTTGGTCACGCTGGCGTTTGCCGCTTTACCAGGTACGATGGCGAGAAATTACGCCCATGGACAGATCCAGACGAAATGGACGAAGCTATGGTCAAAGCATGGAACGAACGGGTAAAGCCCACGGACAAAGTCTATCATTTAGGTGACGTTGTAATCAATCGTAAGGCATTAGGTACTTTACGTAGATTAAACGGTGACAAAGTTTTAATCCGTGGCAATCACGACATCTTTAGAGATGACGAGTACAGAATGTACTTTAGAGAGTTACGTGCATACCATGTTATGAACGGAATGATTTTAAGTCATATTCCTGTGCATAGTGATAGCTTAGGGCGTTTTGGGGTAAACATACACGGACACTTACACGCAAATCGTGTACGTAAAGCTCGTGGTGTTGATGCTAAAACAGGTGAAATCTTATACAGTGATGAGATAGATCCACGCTACCATTGCGTTTGCGTTGAACAAACTCCAAACTTTGCACCTATATTATTTGAAGACGTTTTAAAGCGTATTGCAGATGAAGGCGGTGTAGTAGGGTTTAAAAGCGGTAACGGACCTACAATGTAGTGGAAATAGGGCCTTAGGGCCCTATTTTTTTGACTTAAAAATCGCCAATTTCATTGTATTGCTTAGATTGCAGACTGGCATAAATACTACAGATAATTGAAAATCTAGGAGTGCCAATATGCCTTTACAACTACGCAGAGGAACAAATGCTCAACGAACAGCAATGACGCAGCCTCTTGCGGCCGGTGAACTAATTTATGTTACAGACACGGGCGCAATATACATAGGGGATGGAGCCACGTTAGGCGGCGTCCCTACCATAAATTTAAGTGCTCAAGACATTGGAGACATTTCCGCTAGTTTACTAACTACCGGTTTCCATACAGGAATTAGCTTTACTTACAATCAATCGCATCACAGAATTGATGCAGTTGTAGATCCTGATTTGTCAAACTATGCAGGAACTATTAGAGCCGATGCTTTCGAAGGCTCTGTATTCCCAGATGATTCGAGCCTAGGCGGAATGCCATTGGTCGATGCAATGAATGCCAGCATCAACTTAAACGGAACTGTCAAAGGAAATATTGTACCCAATGCTAATTCAGCATACGATTTAGGTACATCAGGCTTGCGATTTAGAGATTTGTATCTATCAGGAACTAGTTTACATCTAGGTAATGCTGTTGTATCTGCTACTAATACTCATATCGATTTGCCTGCAGGTTCTACTGTTGGCGGAGTTGCTATCGGAACTGGTAACAGCACAATTACCGGAGAAGGTGTAGTGCGTGGTAGTAACTACGATATCAATATTGTAGGCGATGACAGTACTATAATTCTAAACTCTAGTACAAAAACTATAAGAGCATCTTTACTAGCATCAGATAGTACAACAATCGTTGACTATACTGCTAAGACATTTAAAGGTAACGTTGTAGCGGCCGATACTACTGTTGTGGTTGATGTTGCCAGCAGATTATTCAAAGGAAGCGTACTAGCATCGGATAGTACAACATTGGTAAATTACACATCTAAAACAGTTAAAGCTTCATTGTTAGCCACTGACAATTCTACTTTATTAGATAACAGTACAAAAGTATTGCAAGGATCAATCAAAGCTACTGATGGTTCTACAATTTTAGATAACACTACAAAGACATTGAAAAGTAGTGTAAAAGCATTAGATGATACAACTTTCTTTAATGCATCGACTAAAGTTGTAACATTAGGATCTGCTAGCCTTAGTGGGTCTGGTACTAGTGTAACCCTTGGAACAACCGCAGTTCCTGTAAATTTAACAATCAACGCAGAAGGAACCGCTGGTTTAGAGATCGATTCTGTAAGTAACGGTCAATTAGATGGTGGTGGTCCATTGGTGTTTAACGGTTCAGGTGGCACCTTAGCATCACCGACAAGATTGGATGCGTTGTCCACCGAAGGCGCTGTTGTGTTTAATGCGTTTAACGGTACTACAAATTCGTTGGGCGGCATTATCATTGCTACCCTTGCCGACGGTACAACATTATCTAATGGCCAACCATATGCCCCAACTGACATTAGTTTTGTTGTTGCTAATAGTAGCGGTATTGCTGCCGGTTTGACAGTTCGTAATGATCGCGTAGCAGAAGCACCTTGCTTTAGAGCTACACCATTTGCAAATGCAACTGCTAGATCTACTGCAATTCCTTCTCCTCAAACAGGT